ATGATCCTAGTGAAGCCAATACAACTCACGTTAGAGTTCTGAAGTCTAGATACACCGGAGATGTAGGAATGGCTACACATTTAATGTATGATAAAGACACTGGTAGATTATCTGAAGTAATTGATTACGAAGATGATGATGATGATGCAGGTGAAGCACTATGAAATCTTTAGTATTTGACATAGAAACTGATGGAGTTACAGATGTTAGCGTCATTTGGTGTATAGCTGCTGTAGACTTAGATAGCTCTGCTACTTATGAGTTTGGTCCTGATCAGATTGATGAGGGTGTAGCCTTCTTACAGCAAGCAGATAAACTTATAGGACATAACATAATTAACTACGACATTCCTTGGATTGAAAGAATGTGTGGCGTAGATCTGTCAGACAAAAAGCTTGTTGATACTTTAATTATATCTAGATTATTTAATCCTGTACGTGAAGGAGGCCACAGTCTTAAACAATGGGGAGAGTCAGTTGGCTTTTCAAAGAGTGGTTATGATGACTTCACTGCTTACAGTGCAGAGATGATGGCACGATGTACCAGTGATGTTATCTTAAATAAAAAAGTATACTTTGAATTACGCAAAGAAGCAGCAGGATTTTCTAAGCAGTCTATAGAAATAGAAAACAAAGTAGCTCACATCTTAAAAGAACAGGAAGAGCATGGCTTCTTGTTAGATCAGAAAGCAGGATCAATGCTACTGGCTGAGTTACAAGAAGAGGTAGACATAGTAACAGTAGAAGTAAAGAAAAGATTCAAACCTAAAGTAGAAAAGATAGAAATCTTTAAACGCAGAACTAAGTCTGGTTCTATATCTAAAATGGGAGAAACCCTGCAAGGTAAAGGCATACGGTTAACTGATGAAGATCATAAAGAAATTGCAAAGAAAGGATCTATCATCCGAGAAAAAAGAATAGAATTTAATTTAGGATCTCGTAAACAAATAGGAGAATACTTACAGGAGTTTGGATGGAAACCTAAGAAGTTTACTCCTACTGGTCAGCCTATGGTTGATGAGAAGATACTATCTAATGTAAAGAACATACCAGAGGCATCGCTGATAGGTAGATATTTGATGTTACAAAAACGAATATCACAAATAAATTCATGGTTCAAAGAGCTAGGTAACAACAGCAGAGTGCATGGATTTGTTAACCACAATGGTACTGTTACTGGTAGAATGACTCACAGGAACCCCAACATGGCTCAAGTTCCGAACTGTAACGCTCCTTACGGTAAGGAATGCAGGGCCTGTTGGGTAGTTCCTCCTAAACATAAACTGGTTGGTATTGATGCCAGCGGTCTAGAGCTAAGGATGTTAGCTCATTACATGAAGGACGAGGGATTCATAGATGAAATACTCAATGGAGACATACACACAGCTAACCAACGACTTGCAGGACTTGAATCAAGAAATCAGGCGAAGACATTCATCTATGCACTTATATACGGAGCAGGAGATGAAAAGATTGGAACCGTGGTTGGAGGAAACAAAACAGATGGCAAAAAACTTAGAGACACTTTCCTCAATAATCTACCATCATTTAGAACTCTTATCTCTAAGGTATCAAGAGCAGCAACAAGAGGGTATCTCAAGGGATTAGATGGTAGAAAGATTAAGGTTAGATCACAGCACAGTGCGTTAAATGCTTTGCTACAAGGAGGCGGTGCTATCGCCATGAAACAAGCCCTCATACTGTTCCATGAAAAAATACAAAAGTATGGTGCTGTTGTAGTAGGTAACATTCACGATGAATGGCAGGTTGAAGTACCTGAAGAATACGCAGTAGAAGTAGGTAAGGTAGGAGTAAAATGTATCCAGCAAGCAGGACTAGACTTAGAGTTAAGCTGTCCTTTAGATGGTGAATACAAGATAGGAGATAACTGGAGTGAAACACATTAAACATGATCCGAATAGAGTAGGAGATTTAGGAGAACATTATGCTATTACATGGTTATGGGATAATGGGTATCACGTATTTAAAAACTGTGGATGCACAGGGCCAGTAGACATTGTGGCTTTATCACCCGAAGGAGAGATAACACTTATAGATGTTAAGTCGTATAAGGATGGCAGGCTTTCAGGTAAGACTTCAATACAGAAAAAATTAGGTGTACAGTATTTACATTACAATTCTGACACACGTAAATGTAGATTTGTGAGGCACTATAAAAAATGAAAACACTACATAACATAGTAGAAGATATATACGAAAATATAAGACCTCTATGTGAAGGAGAAGCTCTAGACTTTTCAGAGGAAGATATAGAAAAGTTTGGTGAGGATATGAAAAATGCTCTGCGTCATTGGGCTAATCCTAAGTCTAAAGACTCTGGTTTTACATTACGAATGTCTAATATAGGAAAGCCTTCCCGTCAGTTGTGGTACGATAATAACAGACAGCTAGGCAGTAGTATGGTTAATCCTAGTACAATGATTAAGTTCTTATACGGACATCTGTTAGAAGAAGTAGTACTGTTATTAGTAAGGTTAGCAGGACATGAAGTAACTGATGAACAGAAAGAGGTAACAGTCAATGGTGTTAAAGGACACATAGATTGTAAGATAGACGGGCAAGTAGTAGATGTTAAGACAGCTTCTTCCTTTGCATTTAAAAAGTTTAAGTATGGTTCCTTGGCTGAAGATGATCCCTTCGGTTACATAGCACAGCTATCAGGCTACGAACAAGCTGAGAACACAGATGAAGGAGGTTTTTTAGATATCAATAAAGAAACGGGAGAGCTTGCTTTCTTTGCTCCTTATGAATCTATCAAGATAGATGCTAGTAAAAGAATATCTTCTTTAAAGAAAACTCTAAAGAAAGATAGTCCTCCACATAAATGTTATACAGATGTAGCAGAAGGAACAAAAGGTAACATGAGATTAAATAGAGGGTGTTCATATTGTCCTCATAAGTTTGTCTGTCATGCTGATGCCAATGACAATGAGGGGCTTAGAGGATTTAGATATTCTAAAGGTGTAACTTACTTTACTAAAATAGTTAAAGAGCCTAACGTGGAGGAAGTATTTTGAACGGAAGAAAAAGTAAACTAACACGTAGATTAGCTAAGGAGTTAGCCTTTGGCTGGTTAAAAACTTTAGTGAGTAAAGAAGAAGCTACTAAAATAAACTCTAATAACTTCATGGCTCTCATGCCTAAGCAAACACACATAATGAATGAAGGGCAGCTACGCATCATGCCTAACAGCTTTAGATGGTTTGTTAAGCAAGTTAAACTATCAGGCGTGGATAATATAAATGATAAACGATCTAGATGATATAGACTTAGCTGGTCTTATTATAGCAACCAGTGCCTTTTTAGTTTCAAAGAATGCAGGAATCGAAGAAGTTCCTGATGATATAATCGAAAGGTTAATTGATCTTTCTGATTATGAAATGGTAATTAGATCTGAGAGTCCTCTACATTGAATAAACCTAAAGTAAGAAAAGGATACAGAAAGCGTAGAGTAAAACGCCCTGTAGAAAAAGATGTACCTGCTAATTACGATTCTAATTGGGAGTACACTTTACATAATGGCATCCTAAAAAACTGGAAGCACCACGATAGAAAGATTCCTTATGTAGTTAACCATGTATATCATCCTGACTTTAGTAAAAAGATAGGTAAGAAAACATATCTTATAGAAGCTAAGGGTAGGTTCTGGGATTACGCAGAATATAGTAAATACATTTGGATAAACAAAATGCTACCTCCTAATGTAGAACTGGTGTTTTTATTCATGGACCCCTCAGCTCCTATGCCTCAAGCTAAAAGACGTAAAGATGGTACTAAACGAAGCCACGGTGAATGGGCAAGTATAAATGGATTCCAATGGTTCAGTGAAGAAAGTATCCCTGATAACTGGGTAGATAAAAAGTTTAGGGAAAGCGAACAGTTTAAAAAAGAATACTTTAAAATAGAAAAGGAAACAGAATGAGCGATGTAGTAAACAATCCGGTGCATTACAACAACGGAAAAGTAGAATGCATCGAAGCTATTGAAAGCATGCTTACTCCCGAAGAATATGTAGGATACCTTCGAGGCAACAGCCTCAAGTATAGATGGAGGTTTACGTATAAAAATCTGGAAGAAGATTTGTACAAGGCAAGATGGTATGAAGATAGGATGTTAAATTTTATTCAGGAGAACAATTATTTCAAAGGAGCAAACAGTGACAACTAAAATAGGAATACAAGATTACAAAGGAATAAAAATAGATTACGAAAGAGAATCTTTACTTGGTGACTTTGCCATAGCAACCTTAAAGGATAGATACTTCTGGGAAAATGAAGATCATGCACAAGAAGCTTTTGCAAGGGCAGCTATATTTGGAGCAACTTATAATGAGAATACTGACTATGCTTTGGCACAACGGCTTTATGACTACAGTAGCAAACTTTGGTTTATGTTTAGCACTCCTATCCTTAGCAACGGGGGAACCAGCCGTGGGCTTCCTATCAGCTGCTTTCTTAATTATGTACCTGATTCCCGTTATGGGTTATCTAATCATTATGATGAAAACATATGGCTGGCAAGTGGAGGTGGAGGCATTGGTGGATATTGGGGCGATATTCGTAGTAATGGGGTGGATACTTCTAACGGCAGTAAGTCTACTGGTGCAATACCCTTCATGCATGTTGTAGATAGCCAGATGTTAGCTTTCAATCAGGGCGTTACCCGAAGAGGAAGCTATGCTGCTTACATGAATATATCTCATCCAGAGATTGAAGAGTTTATAGACATGCGTAAGACTACAGGTGGAGATATAAATAGAAAATGTTTGAATCTTCACAACGGAGTTAACATTACCAACGCCTTCTTGGATGCTGTAAAGCATGATAAGGATTGGAGATTGATAGATCCTAAAACCAATACAGCTATCAAGACAATATCAGCTAGAGATTTATGGTGGAAATTAATATCCACTAGGGCAGAAACAGGTGAGCCTTATATAGTAAATATAGATAATTGTAATGAAGACATGCCAGAAGAACAGAAGGCTTTAGGTCTTGATATTAAGCAAAGCAATCTATGTTCAGAGATAACACTAGCAACCAATGATGAACGGACGGCAGTGTGCTGCCTCTCAAGTGTTAATCTTGAGTACTTTGATGAATGGTCTGATCTTGATACATTTATACCTGATCTTATAACTATGCTTGATAATGTACTACAGCATTTTATTGACTATGTAGTGGACGGTAGCTTTCCAAATCATAATGAATACATGAAAGATAAATCTTTAAGCTTTGAACAGTTTAAAACTTGCTGTAGAAAAGACAGGTCAGGTTATATTAAAGCTGCTTATTCTGCTTATCGTGAAAGATCTTTAGGGCTAGGGGCTATGGGATTCCATAGTTATCTTCAGAAAAATAGCATATCTTTTGAGGGTATGTATGCTGCCTCATTTAATCATAAATCTTTTTCACTTATAAAAGATCGAGCTGCTGCTGCCTCACGTAGTTTAGCTGTGGATAGAGGTGAAGCTCCTGATATGACAGGGAGTGGTAAGCGTAACGCACACTTACTTGCTGTTGCTCCTAACGCCTCTAGTTCTATTATATGTGGAGTTACTAGTCCTTCCATAGAGCCTTTCAGAGCAAACACTTTTACTCATAAGACTTTATCTGGTAGCTTTAGGGTAAAGAATAAGTACTTAGATAAGGTTCTTAATGAATTAATTACTACTAAAGCAGAGCGCGAGAAAGCTTGGAAGAATATAGCTGCACACGATGGTTCCGTACAGCAGTTAGATATACTGTCTAACGAAATTAAAGAAGTATTCAAGACAGCTCCTGAGTTAAATCAGATTTGGATTATTGAACATGCCTCTAGTAGACAGAAGTATATCTGTCAAAGCCAGAGCGTTAACTTATTCTTTATTCCTCCTAAGTCTACAGCTGATCAAGAAACTCATAATGAATATTTACAGTATGTGAATGATGTACATTGGGCAGGTGCTAAGAATCTTAAATCAATGTACTATTTAAGATCAGATGCAGCGCGAGGAGTCGAGAATGTTAATATTAAAATACCTAAAATTAATCTAGAAGACGAAGGATGTTTAAGTTGCGAGGGATAATATGAACTGCTGGCATTGTGAGTCAGAATTAATATGGGGTGGAGATCACGACATAGACGATGAGGACGATCCGTATTGTATGGTAACTAATTTAAGTTGTCCTAAATGTGGAGCGACTGTGCTAGTATATTTACCAAAGGAGTGAGATAAGTGAGCCTATTAACAACAAGAGAGTACTATAAACCTTTTGATTACCCGTGGATGTTTGACTACTATTTTCAACAGAACCAGATGCATTGGTTCCCAGAAGATGTACCACTACATAATGACGTTAAAGATTGGCAAGACATGTCTGATCTAGAAAAGAATTTACTTACACAAATATTTAGATTGTTTACTCAGTCTGATGTAGATGTAGGGGCAGGTTATGTAGATAGATACATGAAGATCTTTAAGAAACCTGAAGCTCGTATGATGATGGGTTCATTTGCAAACATGGAGTCTATACATCAACATGCCTATAGCCTTCTTCTTGATACTGTGGGCATGCCTGAGACTGAGTACAAAGCATTTGCAGAGTATGAAGAGATGTCAGATAAGCATGAGTATATACATAACTTAAAAATATCTTTGAAGGATAAAACTTCTATAGCTAAAAACTTGGCTGTATACAGTGCCTTTACTGAGGGACTTCAACTGTTCTCTAGTTTTGTTATATTGTTAAACTTCCCTAGATTTGGCAAGATGAAAGGGATGGGACAAATTGTTAGTTATAGTATAAAAGATGAGTCGCTACACGTAGAGGCGATGACTAAATTATTTAGAGAATTTATACAAGAAAACATTGAGATATGGACAGATGATTTTAAGAAAGAAATTTATCAATCATGTAGAGACATGGTAGAACTAGAGCAAAAGTTTTTAGATTTAGTGTTTGAGATGGGAGACATTCCCGGTCTTACACGAAAGCAAATGTCAGACTATGTACACTATATTGCTGATAGACGATTACTACAGCTAGGATTAAAGCCTAACTATAATGTAAAAGATAACCCTCTGGATTGGTTAGATGATGTACTAGGAGTAGAACATCAGAACTTCTTTGAAGGAAGAGCCACAGCTTACATGAAGGCTGGTCTTAGAGGTAATCAAGAAGGGATTACGTTTGCGTGAAGACAGCTAATATAATATCTATGGCAGTACAAGTAGGTACAGACGGAAACTTTTACATTGAGTATTCCGAGTTACCTTTTGAAAAAATAGATGATGTATTTCGTAATAAATTTGAAGCATCTTTAGTTAAAAGTATTCATAATTTTATGGATCATAAATTTAAAGATGCTGCAATTTCTTTATCGAAAGAAATAAAAACAGTAACTTCTACTATTAGGTAGGGTACTGATTGGTCCTAATCATGGTGCTTACTTCAACAGCTCTTTGGCCCACTTGCCTACTCCACCTAGAATTTAAAAACTCATCAGCTGCTTTGTCATACATTTCTTTAGCCATAAAGTCTAGAGCTTTAACAAACTTAGCCAGCGTAGGCACACCCATATTAAAAGCCATGTTAAGAATGGCATCTTTCCTAGCCCCTTCTAAAGAACTATAGAAATCGAAACGAGATGTTAACTCACTATCAAACTTTGCTATATCATTCTTTAGAAGGTACAGGGCTTCCTCTTCAGTAATACCACAGTCTTCTAGATTTCTGCCTACACCTATAGTTAACTTATCTGAGGTGCAGCGGTAGGGCATTGTCTTCATGCCTTCATGTCTGATTAATAAATCGGTTAGTTCCATACAATTATAGCCCTGATCTACCATACTTAGTGAACATTGGGTTTCTCATTATTACTTCTTTTGTTTCGTTAACATTGTAGATAGGATCAACTCCATATTTTAAATGCTCACCTCTTTGCAGTTTATTTTTCACATCGTGAAAGGATTGTATTATCATACGCTGGGCATCCAGCTCATCATCTGCAAGGTCACGTAGCGAAAAGCCATATGCATTGTTAATCATATCTGTTGTTTCAGTTTTAGCATCATCTCTAAATAATGCCTGACCTAGTTCTTTACCTTGTAGTAAAGCTCTATTAATAAAGCTATCTCCATGCTTATAAGATAAGTAAGCATGATTGGCTACATTCCAAACCTCGTTGTTAAAAGGTGCGCTAAAATCTCCAAACCCTGCTTCGTCTGTAGGAACTCTGAAGTCTTCCGGTATCTCTCCTCTATCAATAGCTGCGTTTAAAAAAGTAGCTACTTCTTTTTCATGCTCTCGTAGATCTCTTCCATTAAGACCACGCATTGCTGCACCTTTATTAAGAAGCTTTTCAAATTGTTTTTCTAAGAAACCTCCTACAGAGAGAGCCTCTCTAGAATCTTCTTCTTGCAGGGCTGCTCCTACTGCAGCTCCAGCTGCTCCCAATACTTTTATCTGATCATACACAGGATGAGACTTACCTCGAACACTTATTTCTCCTACCTTATCACCTAAATAAACCTTTCCTTTTTTGGTAGGTCTTAGTCTAGGCTCTGATGCAGACTTCTCGTATCTAGAAAGCTCTACTCCTTTGGGGAACTCTGTTCTTAAAGTATAGTAGTGTTGCTTACCATCCTCGACAGAAACCAAAGGGAAGTTAGATGGAGGATTAGGATCAAATCCTTCAGGAGCTTCTGTCCACTTCCATCCTGCTTTCTTTTTAAACAGATTAGTTTTTATCTTTCTTCCTTCTGTAGCTGTCTCTCCTTCTAAAAGGTTCTTTGAGACTTTCATTACAGGTTTACCCTCTGAAGTAACTCCAATTACAGCCTGCTCTGGATATTCTCCTGTAATATCTTTAGGAGAACCTTCGCCCATCTGTAAGTATCGCCCTCCGGGTTGTTCACCCATGTCTCCTATAAAGGGTTTAAACTCTTTACTCTTAGGATCAAAGAACCTTTGAGGTGCTGGCATTACATTCCTAGCAACTTCTTCATCAGGTATATTCTTAGCAAAATGTTTAGCTAAAGCCTTGAGTAATAAACCACCTCCTCCGTATTTCTGGCGTGAGTTTAACCCTCCTGCTGAGAATAACTCTCTAGGATCATCAGGATCAAACGAGGTAGCGTTAACATTCTTAAACTGCTGAGGCTCAAAGAGTATATATGAATAATCTTCTACGTCTTTGTATGCCTTCTCTCCTGTGTTTTTATATTTGATACTATCGAAACCGTATACTTTATTTAATATATTCCTAAGCTGTTTGTTGATATTTGCTTTTACAATATCGCCCCTGAAACTTTCGTTACCTTTGAGTAACTCAGAGCCATACTCATCTGTAAACTTATAGCTGCCTATATCGTCTAGGAATTTATTTATTACACCAAAGCCTACGTCCTCCCCTGTGTCTTTAAAGTGGGCCTCCATAGCTCCTAATAAATCCTGTCTGTTCTTAGAATCAGTAGCAATACTAAGCGCATCCCACATTCCAAAGTCAGCTTCTACCACCAAAGGATTCTTAACGTTAATGTATCCTTTCTTTAATGAAACGGGTATACCTTCTGTAGGTGCAGTAGTAGTAAATATTTCATCTAATACTTCATCATCTAAATATCTTTCAGCAAACTTGTAAGAATCATTGTCCATAGATTTTAATACTATCTCATTAGCTTGTCCGAAAGTTCCTACGTGTACTCCTAGTTCTCTAGGAAAAGCAAATGCAATATCATAATCATAATCTATACCACTAGAAGTTCCTCTGTAGACAGGTTGTTTTTCTGCGGAGTCTTCTACAAACTCTTGAGCAGTACGCGCAGTACTAATCTCATCTACTTCTATTCTAGTATTTCCCGGCATGTCTTTATTTAATTCCTCAAACATTACCTTTTCTTCCGGGGATAATTTATTTATTTCATCTGCTAAGTTTGTCTTTATAGTATCGTTGGAGGGCTTTATATAGTAACTAGTAACTTCTTTAATCCTACTATCTTGTTCTGCTAACAGCTCTGCTAAGTCTTTTCCTTCCCTATCAGCGTTATTGATTGCGTCAGCATACTCCATTTTGATGTTGTTTATTTCTGCAGCATATTCTTCTATACCTTCATCCTTTAATACTTTATTCATATCAAGCTGCTCATTAAGAGCTACATACTTAGGATAAAGCTGTGCTGCTTCTTCATCATCATAAACAAAATCTCTAGCTTTAATGTTGTCTAGCTCGTTAGTAATGTTAGATGTCATTGCTTGCATGTCACCTAAATCAGGCTGCTTACTTAAAGATGCAGCAAGCGTTCCTGTATTCTCAAAGGTTTTAATTTCATCATCAGTGTATCCCCTTAGTCTAGAAAACTCAGGGCTGTTAACATTACCGTCTACCTGATCAAGTATTTCTTGAGGTATTGGAGTGTGCTTTTCATCTAACAAGACTCTTACTTCATCTCTTAGGAAGCGTTCGTATCTAGGATTATCTGTAGAGGCATCAGGATCTAGATACTTAGTTTCATCTGCAGTCTTTACTATATTTTCTGCAGCCTGTAGTGCGTTCTCTTCAGATACACCTTTCTTAGAATATTGTTTTATAACATTAGCAATTGCTTTAACAACAGCACCACCTGCACCGAAGGCTTCACGTTCTTCTTCATCTATGAAAGCCCCTCCAGCTTGAAGGTTATAAGGCATACCTGTCATGCGATCTATGCGCTCATCAGGCTCTTCAGGTGCTTGAGGTACATCAGTGACTTCACCACCTATAGCAAACATACCTCTTCTTAGTATCGAATCTTTATCAGGGTTATTTAAATGCGTACCTATCATAGAAGCACGTTTAATGTTTAAATCTCTAGCAATACTAGACGCTGTTTCATCAGGTCCAAGTGGTGTCTTTTCTATCACTCCTCTTATAAGATCAGTAGATACCTTCTCAGGAAAATATTTACCAGCTAAAAATCTACCAGCTGCTTTACTTGACATCCCTGAATCTTTTAAAAATTTTGCAGTCTTTGCTCTACCTACAACTTCTACGGATGCTTGTACTTTTGTATAAAATTCTTGAGCATTTCTGTATCTTTCTTTTTCTTTATTTACATATTGATTAACAATTTTTTCACCTTTAGTTCTATAGTCAGCACTAATACCTACTAGATTTGTGTTCGCTCTTGTATAGTCTCCAGCAGCAAACCCTAATATATTTTTAGCATCGACTGGTGTGAACCTAACACCCAAAAATGTAGCTGCTACTTCAGCAGTAGTAGGTCTAGTATTTCCTGTATACTTATTAGGGACTTCAGCTATTCCTTCAAATATATTTTTAGCCTGAATAGCTGCTCCGGGAACCCAACTGCTTAGTACATGTTGAAGTGCCCCGATGCCTTTTTCTGCATTTGATAACCCCGGAGTGAAGATAGGCTTACCTTCAGGGGTTCTACCATTTCCAGATTGATATGCGTAAGCTACATCGGTTAATGATTTTGTTAGAATGGTTTCATCTACAAAAGGTTTTAACAGAACCTGAGCGGAGCCTAGCATTGCATCTCTTATGTATTTATCTGCAGATTCTCCTTGTAACCTGCCTTCATTAATTTCACGGTAAGCAGCTAACAATGGTTCTTTTATAACACTATAACTATCTAGAAACTGAGTATCAGCTGTGTATATTTCGTCATCAATTTTTAAAAATAATTTAGGTGCATCTTTAGACCACGGAGTAGTAGTCAGGTCTTCAATAGATTTTCTTTGATCGTCATTAAATCCTGCTAGTTTAGCTGAAGTAGCTCCTGCAGCTGCCCATACACTATTAGTAGCTGCAAATCCAGCTAGTCTAGCCCTACCTCTAGCAGCCAGTACATCACTTCCTGAACCTATTTCTTTTATTGATTGCCTAACAATATTACCTGAAGTACGTAATATCTCAGCAGGAAAACTAACAAAACTACCAACAGGTAATTCTCTTAAAGCTTTTATTCCTTTAGGAACTCTGTCATAGTTAGGGAATGTATTACGTATTGTTTCTGCTGCCTTCTCTTCTAAGATAGCTATTTGTTTATCTGTTGTGTAATTAGGAAATGCTCTCTTTAAAGTATCTAATTCTTGATGGTATGCATTTACTTTAAACATATCATCAGTAGCTACATATAAATCTTGTATGCCATCTACAGCTCTACCATATCCCTTACCTAATTTCTTAGACAATTTGTCAGGGTTAAGCATGACATCATAATCAGAGTCCATCAAAGCTCTGAACTCGCCTACCTTAACGTTAGTATTTATAATTCCTAAGCGTTGGTATTTTTCATAAGCTTCATCTAAATTAGTATCTCCTGCTCTTGCTATCTGATTAAGAAGTACTTTACCTGTAGCTCCTATATTTGCAAAAGGATTTAGGCCATTAGCAGACCCAAACTGAACAGCACCTAATAAGTTTCTAGCATGTGTAGTTACACTGTATACAGTCTTAGCTGCTTGTGATCCTCCCTTTAATGCTAAGAAGTTTCTATAACCATTAGCAAGAAAACCTTCGCCTTCAGTTAGCCCTAAGTTAGACTCTTTATTTTTTATTGCTGTAAATATTTCAGGCGTAGTATATTTACCGTCTAGTTTAGAGTTAGTACCTGTAATTTTTACAAAATCTCTAGGACGTTTAGCTGATTTGTCAAGAATATAATCTCCTTGTTGACCAAGCCTATCTAGATTATTGTAGAACTTACTAGTCTCTGCAAACCTAGCCATCTTACTTACTGTTAAAACAATATTATCAGCAGGATCTTCTATCTCTCCCATCAAAGCTCTAATTTCAGGTGCTATTTCTTTTTTACCTTCTAGTATTTCTTTATTAATCCTCTTTACTTTAACAAAGTAATCGCCAGCAGCAGAGCGATCAGAAAATCCTCCTTGATCTAGTATATCGTCTACAACATCATTTGCTTCTTCGTAAGCTTTTAGCTCACTCATATTAGGATCTTTTAAAAGTTTTTGATTAGCAATATATTCTTTTGCGTCATTCAGTACATCATCGGCAGGTGTGTATCCTGTATCTTCAAACAGTTTATAAGATCTTCGCATGTAAGATCCTACATTCTCATTAACTAGTTCTTTAACCTTCAAAGGAAGAATAGAACTGCCTGTTATATCTCTAGATAAATCATCTATAAGTTGTCTAGCATTAAGTACTTCTTCTGCAACATCTGAAGTAAATCCAAACTCGTCTTGAATATCCATTAAAGTAGTTTTACGATCAGGCTGCATAACGTTCTTCAGCCTTTCTGATGATAAAGCTTCTTGTACTCTTTCTGTTATTGTAGAATCATCTGTAGTTTTAATTACTTCATCTATAGCTGTAGTAAGTCTACGTGATATATGTTCTGCCCTAGACACTGCTGCTCTTTGGGCATACTCAGCATCATCAAAAGCACTCTGAGCTTTGGGAGTAAAGTAACCACGCGAGGTAAACACTTGTCTAAAGAACCTGTTTAGTCCACTGCTTTGCTGTTGTCTTACTTGAGCAGCTCCTTCAGGCGTTTCGTTAAACTCTATCTTATCTTCTCGATTTTTTAATCCTGCAGTTTCTTTGGTGTCCTTTAAAAAATCAACGAAGATTTCTCCCTGTTCTTCGGGGCTAAGATCAGTATAACTTTTCTTAAACATTTCTCTAGATTTTTTAGCTAGTGTTATAGCTCCTTTACCACCGCCTACTAAAACTTCTCCTAATAATCCTAGTCCTAATCCTTCTCCGACTAATTTAAGTCGCTGCACAATTTCGGAATCTTCTTCATCAGCAGCCATAAAAGCTGTGTAATCAGCTACTGTGCTTTCAGGAAACAAATCTTGAATAACATTAAATACATTTTCTTCGGGATCAGCTAGTAATTGATCAGTAATTACACCAGTAGCAAGACCTTGTACTACTCTAGGCAGTGCTTGTATTGTCTTAGCTGCTTGTACTTTAGAACCTACTGCAACATAAGGAACTATTTCAGCTACCATTCCCGGTACGGTTTCAGTAGCAGCTATCTTTCCTGTTTCAGGATCTATAAGTTTTCCAGAAGTATCTCCTGCTAGTGTAGATCCTACAGCCGAAGACATCATGGTTTCAGCAGCTTCTTGTTGCTCTTCAGTTAAATCATCAGGCAGCATTTTACTTACAAAAGGTTTAACTAAACTAGTAGCTGTTCTAGCTGCTACTCTTTGTAGATCTGTTCCTACTTCCTTAGCACTTTCTAGAAAACTTTTATCATCTTCCTCTTCAGTTTCTATTACAGGCTGTGAGACTTCAGCAACTTCTTCATCTTGTTTTTCTACCTTATAAATTTCTGACAATTCTTCATCGCTAACGTCATCAGGGACATTATTTATTTTTCTACCATTAGCTAATATGACTGTTCTAGGCATAACTAGTCCTTATTTTCCTTGTCGATTAAACTCTTCGCCATCAATAAGCTGTAGAATACCAAAATAATCGTTCATTACTTTTCTCATTTCTGTCATTTTTTCATCTTCATTTTCAATGTCCATAAGCCTAGCAATAATACCATCAATATCCCCCATTTCAGTGGCTAGAATATCTACTATACCTTGACGTTCTGCTGCTTTTATATCATCTTTAATTAAATCTTCTCGTTCTAATAATGTACTATAGATCTTACCAACCTTAGAATATTCTACTCCTGTCCTAATGTTAGTTATATCTATACCTTGTTTATTTACTAAGGTTACTAACTCTCTTCTTCCATCAGCATTAAAATCTGTGCCTGCTTCTTTTTGATGGTCAAACCTAGTACGAAGTTCAGTAGCTAGTTTTGATAAACCATCAACCCCATCTACATTTAAATCTAAAAGTTCTGCTACTGCTATATCTTCTGACGTTTCACCTGTAAATATATTTGTTGTTTTTGTAGTTGTGCGTTTTACAACTTTATCATTTACAGTAATTGTATCATTTGATACATCTACTTTTTCTTTTGTTTCAGGTTCATCTAATTGATTTACAAAATATGTATAATTATAAGCATTAACAACATCTTTAGTTTCTTCATACTGTTCCATAAAATCATTTAAGGCTGTAGCATTTTTAGAAAGTGGCCCGTTAGTAATAGCCTCTACTGCTTCTAGATCATAATCTTCTTTAGTTTTTCCTGTGTACATACTACGTATACCACGACTAAGGAAACTTCCAACATTTGCTGGTCTGGCATTTTTAGTAGCTAAAGAAACAACAGCATTAAAATCATCAGTAGTTCCTACTTGTTGTGCAAGAGCATAAGCCTCATTATGATTTGCTGCAAGAGCCTCT